GCTTATCAACGCCAAGTATGGCACTCAAGCATCTAAGCAACAGATCACAGATCTTGCATTAGAAAACGGTCTACGCAAACCATCGTTCTTGTTCGGTGACAAAGATGCCCGAGTTGGTCGAGGTATGTACGAAGTTCCGATGTTGCTCAAAGTTGTCGAGAATGATAATGTTGTTCCGATGCAACAGCCTCAAGCAAACACATCAGCCACACTGACTGCGGAGTTTGACGGCTTCAAAGAGAATCTGATTCCAGATTCTGATCCACTGTTCGTTCCATTTGGCAACTACAAGACTGTTGAGAAAATCATCAAGTCTGGCATGTTCTACCCAGTGTATGTGACTGGTCTGTCAGGTAACGGTAAGACGTTCTCTGTTGAACAAGCATGTGCCAAGACTCGTCGTGAAGTGATTCGTGTTAACTTCACCCTTGAGACCGATGAAGATGACTTGATCGGTGGCTTCCGACTTGTCAACGGTGAGACAAAATTCTTCAAGGGTCCTGTCATCGCGGCAATGGAGAAAGGTGCAGTACTTCTGCTAGATGAGATTGATCTTGCGAACCCTGCCAAGATTATGTGTTTGCAATCGATTCTTGAGGGCAAGGGCTACTTCATTAAGAAGACTGGTGAGTTCATTACTCCCGCAAGTGGTTTCACAGTTGTCGCGACTGGTAACACAAAGGGTAAGGGATCTGAAGATGGACGATTCATCGGCACTAACGTGATGAACGAAGCCTTCCTTGAGCGATTCCCAATTACATGTGAGCAAGACTATCCTGCACCATCAATTGAGAAGAAGATTCTCGGCAAGGTGTTTGATGACTTGGGTGTCGATGACACTGAGTATTGTGAAAAGTTAGTCGACTGGGCTGACATTATTCGTAAGACATTCTATGATGGTGGTGTTGATGAGGTGATCTCGACTCGTCGTCTAGTTCACATTGCCAAAGCGTTCTCTATCTTTGGTGATCGTATGACAGCCATCGATATGTGTATCAATCGTTTCGATGATGACACTAAGCAATCATTCCGCGATTTGTATGCCAAGATTGATTCTGGTGTTGTCGCTGAAGAAACTGAACTAAAAGATCCTATTCCATTCTAAGGAGTATAAATAGTTTCTCTCTCTAGGGGGTTGACAAAACCCCCATTTTTTTAGTATACTTATGTTAATAATATTTTAAAAGGTGAATGAATGGAAATTCAAGTTGAACTATCAGAAATGAAAAAGCGCAAGATCTTTGTCGCGACACCTATGTACGGAGGCAATTGTCATGGCATGTACACAAAGTCGACAGCCGATCTAGCGAAATTGTGCGCACATTATGGTGTTGATATCAAGTTCTTTTATTTGTTTAATGAGTCATTAATCACAAGAGCACGAAATTACTGTGTAGACGAATTTCTGCGCTCAGACTATACCCACTTAATGTTTATCGACTCTGATATTGGATTCGATCCTAATGACGTATTGACATTAGCGGCTTTAATGGACCCAGAAGCAGAAGAGCCAAAAGAGATTATGTGTGGTCCATATCCTAAGAAGACAATCGCTTGGGAGAAAATTAAGCAAGCGGTCGATAAAGGATTTGCTGATGAGAATCCAAATGAACTTGAAAAGTTCGTTGGCGATTTTGTTTTCAATCCTGCACAAGGCACATCACAGATTCGTATTGATCAGCCATGTTCAGTGTTAGAAGGCGGTACAGGCTTTATGATGGTAACACGATCTGCTTTTGAGAAATTCAATGAAGCATATCCAGATTACTCTTATAAGCCAGATCATATTCGCACTAAACACTTTGATGGTACACGTGAAATTATGATGTACTTCCAGGCATTGATTGATGAAAAGTCTCGTCGATATCTATCAGAAGATTATATGTTCTGTCAGTGGATGCGAGAGATTGGCGTTGAAACGTGGATGTGTCCATGGATGAAATTGCTACACACTGGATCATATACATTCGGTGGTTCTCTAAACGATCTGGCTGCCCTCGGTGCTAGTGCAACTGCAGATGCTGACCTTGTTAAAAATATGAAGAAGTGATATGAATAAATTTCGTTATGATGAGGACAAGTACCTCAAAGAACTGTACAAGTATATTGAAGGCACGTACAGTCAGCACTACAGCACAAACAAATATCAAGCAACAGAGTTCATCATAGACGCTGGTCATGGTGATGGATTCTGCATTGGCAATATACTGAAATACGCACAACGCTATGGCAAGAAAGACGGATTCAATCGTGCAGACTTGCTAAAAGTGTTACACTATGCTATTATCCAATTACATGTACACGACTTAAATAATAGAGACGGAGAACAAGATGATGAAAATCTGTGAATCTACTTTTGACATACTGAAAAACTTTTCTACTATCAATCCTTCAATCGCATTCAAGAAAGGTAGTAGAATTCGTACAGTATCTCAGCAGAAAAATATTCTAGCACAAACAAATGTGCCAGAGGCTTTTCCAGTTGACTTTGCAGTTTATGAGTTGAATCAGTTTCTAGGACTGACTACTCTATTTGAAGATGCAGACTTTGAGTTTAATGAAAACAACGTTGTGATTTCAGAGAACAGCACTGTTGCGTCATATACGTACACTGATCCATCAATGATCACCACACCACCAGAAAAGAACATTGAGTTGCCTTCTGCAGAAGTAGAGTTTTCAATGTCAAAGACAGACTTCAAGCGAGTTCTTACTGGAGCAAATCAGTTGCAACTACCAGAAGTTGTTGTGCGTGGAGTTGACAATAAGATTAAACTTGTTGCGACAGATACCAAGAATCCATCGTCAAACGAATATTCGATTGATGTAGGCACAACAGATACTTCTTTTGAGTTTATCTTCAGAACAGAGAATCTCAAACTAATTACCGATGACTATAAGGTACAAATCTCTAAAGGCGGTATCGCACAGTTTACTGGCGAAAGAGTAACATACTGGATTGCTACTGAAAAGGATAGCACTTATGAGGGTTGAGATTGAAGACGATATTGCAAAGCAAGTCGTCACAATTATCGACATGTGTGCCACTAGAGGCGCATTCAGAGGTGAAGAGTTGGAGCTAGTTGGTCAAATTAGACGCGAAGTGTTAGATGCGACCAAACGATATTGGCCAGACAAAGAGAAGAAAGATGCTAAATGATTTTCTATGGGTAGAAAAGTATCGACCAAAAACAGTTGATTCTACAATTCTACCTGATGAGTTGAAGAACACGTTTAAAGAGTTTGTCAATCAGAACAATGTGCCTAATCTCTTGCTTACTGGCTCTGCTGGTGTTGGTAAGACGACAATAGCTAAAGCAATGTTAGATGAACTTGATTGTGATTATATTGTAATCAACGGTTCGAACGAAGGTCGTAGTATTGACGTACTCAGAGTTGAGATTAAGAACTTTGCCTCCTCAGTGTCGTTTAGTGGTGGTCGTAAGTATGTCATCATCGATGAGGCAGACTATCTGAATGCGAACTCAGTACAGCCAGCATTGCGCAACTTTATGGAAGAGTATAGCAAAAATTGTGGCTTTATTCTTACATGCAATTTTGCAAATAAGATTATCGATCCCCTAAAGTCTCGTTGTTCTGTTATTGAGTTTAAGATACCAAAAGAACAGAAGCGAGATATCGGTGGTCAGATCTTTACTAGATGTAAAGAGATACTCGACGCTGAGAATATTGAGTATGATAAGACAGTTGTTGCAAAAGTTGTAATGAAATTCTTTCCCGATAATCGACGTGTTCTGAACGAATTACAAAGATACTCTGCTACTGGCAAGATTGATGCAAACATTCTCACCAACTTTGAGAATGTCAATATGAACAATCTCGTTACAGCACTGAAAAATAAAGAGTTTAGTACTGTACGTAAATGGGTAGCAGAGAATGTAGATTCTGACGCGACACAAATATTTCGAAGTATCTACGATGGTTTAAATGAATTCGTCGCTCCTGCAAGCATACCACAAGTGGTGGTGACGTTGGCAGACTATCAATATAAGTCTGCGTTTGTAGCAGATCAAGAGATCAACATGATGGCGATGTTGACTGAACTCATGGTCGATTGTGAATTTAAGGAGTAATCTATGTCAGAAGAGAAAGCAGAAGTTAAGTTTGAAATTGGCAAAACGTACACGTTGTCGCCAATGTATAAGAAGTCATTTGTTGAGTCTGAATTTTTCAGTGATTACTCAGACAAAGCGACGAATCGTATTGTCGAAGTGTGTGTATGTTGGCGATCTGGTTCATATAATGTAACACCACAAAATGAAGATGAGGTTGAAACTCTTCAGTCGTATTATGATGATGAAGAGCCAGATTCTCTATGCGTTACAGATTTTGAAGAGATTGAGTTTTTAGAATCTTGGGACGGGTGCTCAGAGGATTATTATTTTCATGGCGATTGGAGCGAAGAAGAAAAAGAAGCGTTCGAAGAAGAACTTTATGAGGGTTACTACTACGATATTCTAACTGAAAAAGAATTTGACTCTAGCGACTGTGAGTGTTATATTAATGGTGAACTGCACGTTGAAGAGTTTACAGGCTATGCGGGTATGGAAGTAGACACTAGTGAATCCGTTTGATTTTGTAAATAGCATCAATTCTACTAAACAGAATATGATGCGCAATACAGAAAATGATGAACTGGCTGAACGCGGCTACAATCCATTTATGACTAATCGAGCACTGTCATATCATAACGACACCATTGGCTTGGCTAATGAAATGAATATGCGTCATGAGATTGACAGTGTTATGCAATATGAGTTTTTACTAAATACTGTTAGATCTAAAAAACGTTATGCTAAGTGGCACAAAAAAGAGAATGACAGTGATCTTGAACTCATCAAAGAATTCTACAACTACAGTGATACAAAAGCACTGCAGGCTCTTAATGTTCTTAGCGACAAACAACTAGAACAAATAAAAATAAAAATGGCTAAGGGCGGGAGAGATGCTTGATACATTGGTTGAAGTCACATTAAAGACTGAAGATGATTTTTTAAAAGTGAGAGAAACTTTAACTCGGATTGGTGTTGCGTCTCGTAAAACTAAAACGATTTATCAATCTTGTCACATTCTTCACAAACAAGGAAGATATTACATCGTACACTTTAAAGAATTGTTTGCGTTAGATGGCAAGCCTTCTAACTTTGGTGAAGAAGATAAAGCACGTAGAAACACTATCGCTAATCTACTTGCAGAGTGGGACATTGTAAAACTGGTAGATGAAAAGTCTAAAGAGCCAGTTGCTCCACTGAGTCAAATCAAAGTTCTTCCTCATAGAGAAAAGAATGAGTGGAACTTGATTGCTAAATATAATATAGGAAAGAAAAAATAGTATGAGTAATTTTGAAGACGTTGGTCTGTTTATGAGTACCTTTGGACAAGAAGTCAAAGATAAAGCAGAGTTTCCAGACAACGACACTATAGTATTGAGATTAGAACTGATTGAAGAAGAATTAAAAGAATTGCGTGAAGCAATCGGTAATGCTGACATCGTAGAGGTTGCCGACGCACTGACTGACATTTTGTATGTCACATATGGTGCAGGTCATGCATTTGGTATAGATTTGGACAAATGTTTCCAAGAGGTGCAAGAGTCCAATATGAGTAAGTTGGATCACAACGGTGAACCAATTTACAGAGAAGATGGTAAGGTCATGAAAGGACCAAACTACTTCTCACCAGACTTGGCAAGTATTGTCAAGTAAGAGCACATGCCATTGGGTGTGCATTTTTAAACTTGCTTAATAAGGAGTCAATTATGACAACTACATTTCCTACACTTTTTGGGTCAAAAGACCTAGACAAATTCTTTGTTGGATACGATAGAGTATTTGATCGTCTGCGTGAGTTTCACGACGAAGCAACAAAGAACATTCCTAACTACCCTCCATACAACATCAAGAAGACAGAAGAAAACAAGTATGTCATCGAGATGGCAGTTGCAGGATTCGGTAAGCAGGATATCGAAATCGAAACTGAAGGTGATAAGTTAATCATCAAAGGTAATGCGCAAGCAGATTCTGAAGAAACTGCAGATACTTTGTATCAAGGTCTGGCGCTACGTCCATTCACTCGTGCGTTTACACTCAACGATCAAGTTGAAGTGCAGAACGCAGAGATGATCAACGGTCTTCTCAAAGTCACACTTGAGAGATTGATTCCAGAGTCTCAACGTAAGAAGATTGAGATTCAATCAAAAGACTAAATAGAGGGGACGCAAGTCCCCTTTCTGATTATAGGAGAAAATATGAAACTATCTAAGAATTTTACAATGGCTGAGTTTACAAAATCTCAGACAGCAGAACGCAAAGGGATTGACAATACTCCAGAAGGAGATCACCTCGATGCCGCAGTCGCTCTTTTCGAAAATGTTGTACAGCCTGTACGTGATCATTTTGGTCCTACTGTGCTCAACAGTGGGTATCGTAGCCCTGCTCTTAATGAGGCTGTTGGTGGATCCGCCACGTCTCAACACTGTAAAGGTGAAGCGGCTGATATCGAATGCCCTGGTACCCCTAATGCAGAACTTGCCGAATGGATTCGTGATAACCTCGAGTTTGACCAACTCATTCTTGAGTTTTATACTCCTGGCATTCCTGACTCTGGTTGGGTGCATGTTTCTTATAAGGCAGATGGATCTAACAGAAAGTCTATTCTTACCGCCTCACGTATAGACGGCAAGACACAATACAGTGAAGGGATTAACGCATAATGTTTATGACACTAGGATTTATTCTCGGGTTTGTTTTGGGATGGGTCGTCAGATGGAAACTTGACGGCATTATCGATTTCGCAAAACGATTAAAAAAATGACGGTCAGTAAATGGCACGGTGGTAAAGGAGATGCCTTGCGGTCAGGTTTTGATCATAAGGCATATGCCGAAAATTTTGATCGCATTTTCAAAAAACACGATAAATGCGGAACAGAAGAGTGTTGCGGTAAATGTGATACTGCAGATAAGCCTGTTATAAATAGTACAAGCAAATAAAGAGACTTTAACATGGCCGCAATAGATTTTCCTAATAGTCCAAGCAACAATGATGTTTTTTCTTCCCAAGGGAAGAGTTGGAAGTATGATGGTGTCAAAGGTGTTTGGAAAACAGTATCAACTACTACTACTGCAAATCTCTCTGCATTAGGAGAATCTGTAGTACCTAGTGCAAACGTCACATATGACTTGGGTTCATCTACCAATGCATTTCGTGATTTGTATCTTGCGGGTAGTACACTGTATTTGGGAAATGGTCAAATCACATCAAGTGCAAATGGTGCAGTAACACTTCCAAGTGGATCTAAAGTTGGTAGCACAGAACTTGGTACAGGTGGTGCAACAGTATACGCAAATGCATCGGTGTTACCTACATCTGGATTGACTGCGGGAGATTTCGCATACACTGGTAATGCAATCTTTATTACTAATGGTTCTGGTTGGTATCGTGTTGCAGTGACAAACCAAGATCCATCAATTACATTAAGTACATCTTCCGCATCATTGGTTGGTAATAATTCTGTCGTTGATTTTACATACACTGCATCCGACGCAGATGGAACTACACCAACAATCACTGTAACCAATTCAGGTTTCAGTAACACATCAACTGCGACAATCCAACACTTTACTGGCAATAACACTATTCGTCTGACGAATCTTGCAAACACTGCTTACAGTGGAACCATTACAGTTACCGCATCTGATGGCATTTCTACAGGGTTTGGAACATTCACTGCATCTGTTACTGCAACTGTTTTATATGCCGCCACGGGTTGGTCAAATACTGTACTCAGTATTGGAACATCAGATACGAATAGTCTAGATAATTCTTCATTCATTGACCGTTCAACCAACGCACTCACGGTCACAACAACAGGCACCCCAGTACAAACAGCATTCCATCCGTATCTGGATAATTGGAGTGTAAAATTTCCCGGCACTAGCGGTGCTGTATATCCCTCTTCTGATAGTACGGAATTTGCATATGGCACAGGTGATTTAACTGTTGAACTTTGGTTTTATCCAACAGCAACACCGTCAAATCAAGTGATACTTGACCAAAGAGAATCTTCTCCATCTGGAGGAGGATATAGTATTGAATGTGGTTCAAATTTAATACCATATCTAGCAACAACTGTTGCTGTCGTATCTGGCACTATTGCAATGAATTTGAACGAATGGAATCATGTAGTTTATACAAGAAGCGGTACGGATCTTTCTTTATATGTTAATGGTGCTCGCAGTGCAACTGCTACTAACTCAACAAATTTAACCTCCCAGAGAGTAACAATTGGAGGATATACTAACAGAAGCTCCAGTCTTGCTTACGGTTATATTTCAAATGTTAGGCTCGTAAAGGGAACTTCTCTATATGATCCGACTAGCACAACAATAACCGTACCAACTGAAAAACTTACAGCAGTTTCAGGAACTTCATTATTAACATGCCAGTCTAATCGTTTTGTTGACAATTCATCTACTGGACATACACTTGCCTTCACTGGCTCTCCAGAAGTTTCTACCTTTAATCCATTCGGTCAAGGATCAGAGTATGCGATTGGTGAGAATAAAGGATCTGTATATCTAGATGGATCATCATCAGTTGATGGTGGAACAAGCATTAATCCATCTAGTGGTGTTTGTATTGAAGGATGGTCTTATATAACTGCAGTAAATAGTTTTGCATTTTTCTTTAGCACAGAACAAGGAAATTCAGGATTTTATCCGAGATGGTATGTAGGGCATGATAACTCTGGAAATTGGAGAGTTTCGCCTGGAGATGCAACTGATAATAACTTAACTAGTTATCCATTAGTAAAAAACCAATGGAATCACTGGGCATTAACTAACGATGGATCAACCAGTCGTTTATTTGCTAATGGTAAATTAATCTATACTAAATCAGTAACACCAACATCTGAATCGTTGAATTTTAACATATCAAAATATGGAGATACTCTTCAGTATACAACATATGGATATATTTCTGATTTTAGGGCATCAACTACTATTCCTACTGCTTATCAGACTTCAAGTACAACTTTAGATACACAGGTATTTACTCCTCCGACTAGTCCTGGTGGCATATCAGGAGCAGGTTATTACCTCCCAATGGATAACGCAGGTATCTTTGATAAGACTGGTAATTATAATCTGACTTTGGTTAATGGTACTTCAACATCAACCACTCAGACCAAGTATGCTGATACATCAATAATCTTAGATGGAGTTAATGATTATGCATATATTAATACTAGTGGTACATTAAGTGGTGACTTTACTATAGAAATGTGGGCATACGTTCTTTCAACTGGTACATCCGCACCAAACATGAGATTATTTACATGTAATACCGGAGGTAATATTGCAAATAACTTACAAATTGCAATAGGATGGCAAACACTCGGCAACGAAATTACAGGTGCAATTTTCGTATTTTCTAATGCTTTTATTGTTGAAGCAGGAGCAGGAACAGCAATCAATGATAGTGCATGGCATCATATTGCAGTTACTAGATCCGGATCATCAATTAAACTATTTATCGATGGTACTCAATCAGGATCAACTGCTACAAATTCTACAGCATTTAGTATATCAAATTCAAATATTGGAACTAGAGATCGTACAGGTGGACATGATCATTTTCATGGTTACATCGAAAACCTCCAGATCATCAATGGCGTTGCTAAGTACACTGCAAACTTTACACCACCTACTGCTGAACAGGGTAGAACTTATCAGGCAACTTCTTAAATAGTTGCCTAACCCTTTGTT